ATTAAAAATTAATAATCCTAATGGAAATATTGTTAGAAAATCTTATTCAATACAACTAAGCGATATCGAAAAAACTAATGAGTATGCAAATTTTTTATACAAAGATTTTCAAAATAAATTACAAGATTGCATTAATTTATATAAATCAATATACGATATTTCAAATATGGTTTTTGAATACGATAACGAAAACAATTCAATTGTCACTTTATTAAAGTATGAAATAGATAATTCAGTTATATTTCATAGTGATACTTTAGGAATGGACAACAGGGTTGGTGCTGCTTTGGCGTATTTAAATGATGACTACGACGGCGGGGAGTTAGAATTTAAACATTTTAATATAAAAATAACTCCACCCAAAAATAGTTTAATAATTTTTCCGTCTAATTGGCCTTACACACATAGGTCAAATCCAATAGTGTCTGGAAATAAATATGCCTTAAGATGTTTTTTGGTTAGTAAATAAAATTTGGTGGATCTTTTAATTGTTTTTTTAATTTTCTCATATAGTTCCACTTTTTAAATTTTCTGTATATTTTTTTAAAAAACATTCCATTTCTCCTTTGCTGTTTTTAAAAAACAATTAGCATAATACATATTAATTAAAGTACCAGCGTGTCCATCTCTTTTCTTTAGGTCATGATCAGTCTTTTTCCAGCCCAATTCATACTGTGTTGCTACATAATTTACTTGATCATCTATGTTCATATCTACATATGAATCATCTAACATTTTTAATGTTTTTAAATTTTCTAAATCATTAAAATACCAAGTAGACCACAAAACATTGATATCATTATATTTACAATAATCTAAAAAAAATCTCCATCCTACAACAAAATTCATTAACGATTCAAAATATTCTTTATTAGACAAAATGCCTAAATCCTTTTTTTGAGGGGGGCCATCAGAAGATTTAGGGTATCTTTGCATATAACAGTAATCGTTTTTATTAACAGTATCAAATTCAAATCTTCTAGATATATTAGGTAACAAAATAAAAAGATAGTCTGGTTTACTATACTCACGTATATAAACTCTTATATTATCCATTATCATTTGCCAGCCCCATCCAGATCTTGCTAAACTATATAATGTTTTATCTTCTAGGTTGCAATTTTTTAAAAAAATAGTTGGCCAAACAGTTTCTAAATTACCACCTATGCCCTCAGTCTGAGAACAACCAGAAAACAAAACATGTGGCTTTGACGGAGTCTTTGTAAATTCGTTTGACCTAAAAAAGTTTGAATTATACTTATACAAAACAGTTTTATCATCAACTACATGAGTTCCTCTTTCAGATTTTGTTATGGTTTCTTCAAAAACCTTACTTCCTCTATGCCAGGATAAGTCAAATTGATCTAAAATTGTATTGCTCATTCCCTGATTGCAAATTTCTTTTTTTAAAATATAATCTTTATCTAAACTCACCAGATTCTCCTTAAGTATATATCATAAAAGCCTAATTTATGTAATGCTAATGCATCTACAGACCAGTTTTTATTATAATATAAAAACTCATTTACTGTTTGAAAAGTTCCATACTGAACCCCATCAATTATTCCGTCATAAATTAAATAATCATTTAGACCTATTATTCCATCGACAGGAATTAATTTAGAAGAGTCTGACAAAACTTTTCTTGTTGCTGCTCGTCCATTATGAATATCTATATAGATATAATCATATTCTTTTCCTACAAACGTTGGAAGAATATCTTCTGCGTCACCCTTATATGTAGTTACATTGCCATACTTACTAAATTTATTTTTAATAAAATCTTCTGATTCCTCAGCAGAAAAATCATACGTATGCTTTATTGGCTTACACTGACATTCTCCAAACCTTCTCCAAGACCAGCACTTCATGTCTTGATCAAATCTACAAACTAAGTCAATAACTGATGGGTTAGCACTCTCACAAACTAATTCAGAATAATATCCCCATGCAACACCAACTTCCATATACCTTAAGCCCTTTTTTAAACTTTTTATATATTCTTCTCTAGATTTAAATATTCGTGCATTGTCCAACTGTGCTTGACTTAATTCTCTAGGATCCTCTACTTCATCCCTATTTAATTTTTTAATTTCATCTGGACCGAAAGACTCTACTATTTTTTTTGACATGCCGCTATTTTGCTCAACCTGCTCAGTTATACGTTTTTGTTCATCTGTTAATGGCATAATAATGATTATACACTATGATATAATAAAGTATTATGAAAGAACCAATAAAAGGGCCAGCCTACGATAAGTATATAGAATTAAAGATGTCTCAAGAGCCTATATCAAATCAGGACTTTGTTCCATTTATAGTAGATAATATTTTTTCTAAAGAAGATATAGAACATTTATATGAAATTATAAACAATACTCCAGATGAAAAAACACAAATTCAAAAATGGGGCGGGATGAAGGCTTGGCATATAGATTTAGGTCCAAGGATTAAAGATAAAATAAACGAAGCAGTAAAAAGATCTTTGGGTGATAATGTCAGATTGGTTGATGATCATTCATTTGCTAGATATAGTATGGAGTATGGATGGATGACTAAATTATTTCCACATACAGATATGAGAGACAAACAAAGAATAACGTTTGACATACAAATTAGAGCAGATGAAGAGTGGGGAGTTGTAGTAGAAGATATAGAATACTTTTTAGAAGATAATCAGGCACTAGTCTTTGCTGGAACACAGCAACCTCATTGGAGAAGAAAGAAAGAATTAAAGTCAGGTAGCCATCAGGACATGATATTCTGTCATTTAGAGTATGTAGAAGATGTGCCTTATGATGATCATCAAGATCAAATACTTCATGAAAGAAATAGATTCTTTTCTGAATATTATGATATGCATCCAGATCCAAGTACTTTTTACTAATATGAAAAATGTAGAAGACTCTATAAAAGAAGTATTATTTAATATAGGAAAAGAAATTAAAGTACACAAATTAATAGATGGAAATCTTATATTAGATATCGATTACGATAAATATGCTGATGAGTTAATGCAGTTATTTAAAAAGTATTTAAAAGAAAGTAATTTGCGAGATGTATGGTAAGTTATATCTAGTTGGATCCCCAATAGGGAATAGTTTAGATGTTTCCAAAAGACTGCTGGACGCTTTTTCTGACGCTAAATATATTTGTGTTGAAGATATAGACAGGTTTAAGGAATATTGTAATTTAAATAATTTTTATTATAGTGCAGAATTAATAGACATATGCTTTTCTTTAAACAATAACAGAGAAATGAATATTAAAGAAAAAATTATTTTATTGCTTAAAGGTGGAGAAGATGTTTATATAATATCAGATGAAGGAATGCCTGGTTTAGCAGATCCTGGTGAAATATTAGTAAAAGAAGCAATAAAAAATAATATAGAAATAGTAACAACTCCAGGCCCATCCACTGTAGTAGCAGCAGCATCTGTATGCAATGTTCTGAACAACTTTATATTTGAAGGATTTATGTCTAATACAAACTCTGACAGACATGAAAAATTTAAATTTTTACAAACATCACCTGCACCAATGATCTTTCTTTTACATAACCCAAACACTAGACCTATAGACAGTGACGATAAAATTCATATGATACATAACTGTTTTGATGCTGATGTTTTTATTAAAGAATGTATTTCTTTTTTTGGAGAAGACCGACGTGCTGTACTTTGCATAGATTTAACAACTTCAAAACAAAAAGTAATAAGGGGATTGCTAAAAGATATAGAAGAGTATTTATTAAATAATAAAGTTTTGGGTAATTTATGCTTAGTCGTTGATGGAATTACAAATCAAAAAATAACTATTTAGTATTTTTACCATATTCGCCATACTTACCAAGAACTGCCTTTACTGTTCCGTCTTTACGAAGGCGAACAATATTTCCATCTTTAATTTGTATAGGATTAAATCTATCATGTCTCTTATATGATCCTGAAGATTTCTTAGACATAAATCACCAAATTTCTGTTATTCTTTCTGTTTTAGAAATTTTTTTGCCAAATCCCTCGAATAAAACTTTTTCTGCTGGAACACAATTAGGAACTGGTTTACCATTTTTACCAGGTTTCATGCCACGTTGAACATAGCCTTCCCAGCACGGTGCTTGTTTATTTAAATCTGGACAGCAATCTGATTTCATTTCATTTGCTTGACATACAGGACAAAGATCACAACAAACATTCATGTCCTTGCATGTAGGACATCCACAGCCATCGTACTGACATGGTTCTGAATCAGATTGACCTATTGTTGAAACATCTTCTTTAATAACTTCGTTTTTATCCATACCAATATTTTCTTCTAATGATGGCATAACCATAACCTCTGATGCTTTTGCACCTACAAAATATTCAGTCTCTTCAAGACCGCCTTCTTCCATTTCAAAAAGTTGTATTAATATTGCTGGCTCAGTAGGACTTGCTTCAATAGCATATTCTGATCCTGGAACTCCTAACATTCCTTCATTCATTACATGAACAACACGACCTACAAACATTTCTTCTTCATGTGGAGCCATGACCATATCGCCCTCTTTAACCATTGCTTTGCCTATATTGCCCTCAGAACGGTTTATAGCATAGATTTGTGCTGCTGCCTTACTACGAGTTTTGTGGCATCCCACAACCTCTCCTGTGTCTTTCATGGCAGGGTATCCAGAACATCCTCCAGATCCTTTAGCACCTATATGATATGGCATAACAACATTATAGCATGATAAAAGAGCAGTTTTAACACATGCTCAGGTGCCAGTATGACGCTGTTGTTATTTATTTGATTTTGATTGTTTTTGGTTTCTTTTCTTCGGGGATGTTACGTTCCACAAAGATGCTAAGAATACCGTCTGCCATTTCAGCACGACCTACCTCCATATACTCTCCAAGAGCAAAGGTGCGTGTGAACTTCCTAGTTGCGATACCCTTATGTAGTACTTCGTTAGAAGCCTCTTCGGTTTTCTCACCCTTGATAATTAAACTTCCATTATCCACAGAAACCTCTACCTCGTCCTTACTAAAACCAGCAAGGGCTAAAGATAGTCTGTAAGTGTCTTCATCAAGTTTTACCACATCATATGGTGGATAAGATTGACGAGTTGCCTCACGATGGATATTTGAAAGACGGTCCAACTCTCTGTTGAAACCAATAAAAAATGGATCTTTAAACAGATCCAATGCAAATGAACTTACCATAATTTTCCTCCTTATTAAGCGAGTTCGTTATACCCCCCTTTGGGCAGGTACATTACTATTATATCATAAACTTCCTATAAAATCTATATTAATAACACATCTAAAATCAGATTTTACTGGACTAGAAGATGCATGATAGGTTAAGCCATCAAAAACAATTGCTTTACCAGATTCTGGAGATACATTTTTCATAATACTTAAACTATCAATTTTGTCGCCGTTGTATTTTTCATTAAAGAAAATTGTATCACCATCTGAATCATTAACATAATATAAAAAAACTAAATGATTTTTGTCTGCGTCAACATGAGGATAATGCATTCCACTATTGCCATTTTTTAATATCATGTTTGCTTTAATTCTAACAATGTCATTTACAATAATATTATTTTTACTGGAAAATTTATTTAATATAGATATACATGTATCTGCAAATGGTGACTGTTTTTGTTTATTAAACATAGCCATATGAACAAACTGTGGACTATCTATTATATTTTTTCCGTCTAGTATTGCATAACTATCTGTTTTTATGTTTGTAGATTTATTAAATATCCATGGAAATTTCCATTTTGGTTCTTCATACATAACATTTTGTAAATGTTTAATTTCTTCTATTGATAAAAAATTGTCGTCTATTATCATTAAATCATTGTATCACATAGTGTATACTTAATATATGAAGTATGGAAAACTATTTTTAGTTGGACTTCCTGTTGGTAATTGGGAGGACATGTCTGTTAGATCATATAAGTATATTAAAAATGCAAAAAATATAGTTATTGAAAGAGAAGAGGCATTTGAAAAAATTTGGCCTCAATTAGGAATGGAAAAGCCAAGCATAAACACAATATCAATAGAGTATGATTCTGACGGAGGTGAGCCAGGTGAGGCATACGAATTGCACAATATGGAAAAAATATTGCAACTATTAAAAAATGGAGAAGATGTATATTTAATTTCTGATGAAGGAATGCCAGGTGTTGCTGATCCTGGAGCAAGAATAGTCAAAAGATGTATATTAGAAGGAATAGAAGTTACCTCTACTCCTGGACCATCAGTAGTTATGGCTGCGGTAGCAGTTACTGGAACTATGCATAATTTTATATTTGAATCTTTCTTACCATTTATTAAAGAAGAAAGATTGTTATTTTTAGAAGAAAGAAAAGATTATAAATACCCCATGGTCTTGATGTTAAGAAATGCAAAACGTGGTCAAGAGTTTCATGATGAAATTCCAAACTTTTTGGAAGAAGCAATTTCTATATTAGGAAAAACAAGAAAGGCTTCACTTTGTTACAACTTAACAATGGATAACGAAAAGGTTGTACATGATACATTAGATGGACTAAGGTTATATTTTAATAATGGGCCAAGGAATATATTAGATCAAATATGCATCGTAATAGATGGAAAATATAACACTATGAATTAGAATAATCCAGAGTGAGAGCCATCACAAAATGGTTTACTTTTGGATGTATTACAAACACACAGTTTTCTTCTTTTTAAACTACTAGATTTTAAAACTATTGTTTCGCTAGTGTCACAAACCTTTACCGTAAAATCATCATCTACAGAAGATATAATTTCTGCAGCCTTTTTATTATACTGACCTTCATCAGTTATCATTACTATCATTCCTGGTTTCATAATTCTCCTTTATAAAAGTATACCAGAGCCTCCTGTAGGATTTGAACCTACGACAACCCGCTTACAAGGCGGGTACTCTGCCACTGAGTTAAGGAGGCGCAGCCCTACAGGGAATTGAACCCTGCTTTACAGGTTGAAAACCTGTTGTCCTGACCACTAGACGATAGGGCCAATAATTAATTTTACCATGTTTAAGGTATAATATCAATATGAAAATTTTAATAAATTCATACCCGTGGTCTGGACATATAGATTTAGCAGAATCACTAATAAGATCTGTTGATGGTTTATATGAAAATAAAGCGCAGTGGCCTCAAGAAGAAAATTGGATTCTTTGGAAACAAGAATCTATTTTGTTTTTACCAAAATTTGAAAATGTTACTTTTTTATCCGTGATTAGAGATCCAGAAATTGTTATTCCATTATTAGTTGATAAAATGTTTAATGGTTATAGTGGAATTAAAGTTATGAATAAAGATGATAGATCTGGACCCTGGCAAAACAACAGCGAAGAATTATTAGAAAGAGATTTTAAATTAATATCTTATCAAATCAAAATGTATAAATCTTATATTGAATGTTTAGAAAAATCTCCAAACAATATAAAATTAATAACACATGATCAATGTATTAATAATATTAATGATACTATAATTAAAATTCTTACACCACTAAACATACAAAATATAAAAAATGTTGATTTTGTTGATACTACTGGTGTGCCGCAAACAAAACTTTATAATAAAATATTAAATGTAGTAAGAGAAGATAATAATTTTAAAGAAATTAAATTATGGTATCAAAATAAAAAATCTATATTAAATTTAAATTAATTTGTTTTGGCTGGTCTGGCAGGTCTCGATCCTGCGACATCTCGATTAACAGTCGAGTGTTCTACCAACTGAACTACAGACCAAAGTATTTAATTGTAGCACCCCTGATTGGATTTGAACCAACGACAAACAGATTAGAAGTCTGCTACTCTATCCACTGAGTTACAGGGGTTTGGTGCCCCTGGTTGGATTCGAACCAACGCTGTCACGATTTTAAGTCGTGTGCCTCTACCACTGGGCTACAAGGGCTAAGTAGAGCAGGTAGGACTTGAACCTACGATAGCCGAATTATGAGTTCGGGGCCTTGACCAACTTGGCTACTGCTCCATATTTTAATTGGGTAAAGAATATTTAGTATCTTTTGTAATTTTATATAATATTTTCATAACTCTAACACAATCATCATGTCTATACCATGTTGTGCAATAAAGTTTATCATTTATAACTTCAACATTTGGACACTCTTTATAGTCTTTTAATAGTAAGTCAACTATAAGCATTTTCATACCCAAGCCATTGAGTTTTCCTTGTGGGTCCTCTAATCCATTTTCAAAATTATTTTCCATAATTAATCACCCTAAATGCATCTCCCGTTTCTTCATCGATATAATCCCAATGAAACTCTTCCCAATAAGGAATACCATCTTCATTATAGTCGTCCCATCCAGAACCAGACATATCCATATCTAATAACTTATAAAATGTTCCATGTTTTTGATATAACGGCCAAAAGGTATCCCATAACCAACCATAGTATTTATATTTAAATCCTTTAATGCCTTCATCTTCCATGTATGATAGTTTTAACATATTCTTAGACGCTATCGATCCTGCCCAATTTGCAATCCATCGTAAAGGGGGTCGGGAATTATGAATAGCCTCAGAGTTATCCAAAATAGACTTTACCTCATTCATGCTATCTAATTGATCTTTCATACAATAACTCCTAGTAAAAATCCAATTAAAAAAGAACCAATGGCAATAGACCAATAATATGTTTTTTGAAGGTAATCACGAACAATGTCTCTTACAACATAGTCAGGTATTGTAATTTCATAACCATCATTGTCTGGGTCTGGAAAGCCATAATCTTTCATTTATGCTCCTTCATATGTCTATTAAGTGTATCATGGGCAAATATACCCCACCTAACCTCTATTTCTTTTTTGCAGTTAGGACATACAACAAGTCTATTCATATAACCATTATAGTCTTTATAACAATAAAAGTCAAGTACAATATAATATATGGCCTACAAAACTGACATTTTAAATAATAATAGGGATATTCTTAGCCCAAATACTATAGTAAATACCAGAATGCAAATGGTATTTGATTCTGATAAAAATAAAAGAAATACTGGATATTGGGAAAATGATTATTACTACACTCGTAATGTACATACAATGAGATTAAGTAAAGATATCTTGTACGTATTAAATAAACAAGGCTTTAGGTGTAATAATTTTAATCCTGTAAATAAAGAAAAATTTACAGTTTTGTACAGTGGATGCTCAGTAACTTTTGGGCAAGACCTCCCAGAAGAAATGTTATGGACAAAATTAGTAACAAAAGAATTATCAAAAAATAAAGATGTTGAAGAATATAATTTATCAATAATGGGTAGTTCTATGTTTTTAATACTTAGCAATATTTGTGCTTTTATTAATACCTATGGAATGCCAGATTTAATAATTACACTGATGCCCGATATGACAAGAACAGTTACTTTTGATCCTGAGACATCAGAGTTTTTTGATTTAACTCCTAGAACACAAAAGCCTGATGCTAAAAACTTTATTCATCATTTAATGCCAGAAAATTTATTATTAAATAATTTATTAATGTTAAGATTGTTGGAGTTATTATGTAAAAGTAATAATTCTAAATTTTTATTTTCTACTTATGATGGCTTAACTCATGATTGTTTTTCTATGTTTGCAAATGATTTAGAGTGCTGGTTTGATTCTAAAAATTTAATAAATGGACCAAATTATGTAAAACAAGATTACGAGCCACACGAATCTCCATTTTGGAAAATAGCAGGAGATGGAAAACACCCAGGCGGTGGATGGCATGACAGGTTTGCAAAAAGAGTTATTGAGATTTTATGACACTAGATATTAATGAAAGTATAAATAAAAATATAACAGCATTTGACCATTATCAATTTCATATAAAAAGTGTTAATGGATCAATGATAACTAGAGATGGTTATTGGGACAACGATTATTTTTATACTAAAAGTACAAACGCTGATGATGTATTTTATAAAATAAACAAAGATGGCTTTAGAACAGATAACTTTGAAGTTTTAAATAAAGATAACTTAAATATATTGTATAGTGGATGTTCTTTTAGTTTTGGTCAAGATATTCCTCAAGAATTTAGGTGGTCTGATTTTGTAACAAACTATTTTAATAATATAAAAAATACTAAGGGATATAACTTATCAATGATGGGGGCGTCAATTCATTTAATAATAAAAAATATATGTACATTTATAAATAATTATGGTATACCAGATGTTTTAGTTATAATTTTACCAGACATACATAGAAAGATGATCTATAGTACATATACAGATCAGTTTATACCAGCCCAATTAAATTTTGATAAAGATAATACTGTTGATTGGATGTATGAAGAGTTGTTAAAATATAAAGAAAATTATATACCTCAAGAAAATGCAATGGTTTATCTTACAATGATAGATTTGCTAGAAAATTTATTTAAAGCAAATGGTTCTATATTTTTATGGAGTACTTGGCATATTGATTCAGAGTCAGTATTTGACAATTTTGCTAATAGGTATAGTTCTTATTTTAAAATACCAACATCTTATCCAGATTACACAAAAAAAGATTACGGTAATGACGATGTAAAGTATTGGTTTTTGGCTGGCGATAATCAACATCCTGGCGGTGGGTGGAATAAAGAGGTTTCTGAAAAAGTGATCGATTTAATAAACAAAAGGTTAGAGTTCGGCGGTAAATAGAAATATCAAACCATTTTATGCTAGACACTAGCACTAAGGTTTAATAGTTCTACTATCCACCTTATTATAATAATCTGCTAATTGTTTATCCATAATGCCTTTTAACACTATCTCTGGATACATTAATCCTACATATGCATCTTTGTAGGGTTCTGACCAAACCTCAAAGGAAATTTTTTTGCCCATAATTTCATCAAATAGAGATTCTTTTCCTGTTTTAGTTTTCCAGTTTGTGTCTTCAAGGGCAAAATGATCAAACAACGCTTTGGTCAAAATGTGTATATGTTTAAATGATTCATAGTTAATAATGGTTTTAGCGTTTTCATATATATAATCAGAGTATCTTCTATATTTCTCCAAAGCAGCAGGAATTTCGTATCCTATATGAATAAGATCAGCAACGGCTTCATGTGGTTTTCTACATATTCCAATAATATGATCTATATTTTCATCTGGCATCTCTGGGCCAAATGTATATTTAAATGAAACATGTGGAATTTCAAACTTAATCTGTATGTATTCTCCAACAGAAGTTTTTGTTCCAGGCAAGGTAAGAAGATGTACTCTCATTTGATCTCCTTTATAACAGGATCTAACCTATCCCAATGGCCCTGAGCACTGCCTTGATAGATCTGCCCTGTTTCTCTATCTATTAGAAGCCATTTGGTAGGTGCTTTGGTCTTTACCAAAAGTTCGACGGGATTTATAAGTTCTTCGTAATCCCTATTATCCCTATTACCCAATAGCAATTCCTACTACAGTAAGAATAACAACAATAGATCCTAATAGAATCCAAAAAGCCTTAAAGTTAGCATCAGCCTTATCTTTGTCCATAATCACCCCATATGCATATAGATAAAATGTCTTTTGCAGACATCGACGATAACACCAGTTTCTTTATCTGGTTGAGTAAACTCTGGTTTGTTATCACAATAATAACATTTTAACATGTCCGACATATTTCTATTATAGCACTATCCATGTTCATACCATGATGGTGTAGGTTCGTCATCTATGGCTTCAATTATATCTTCCGCCAATTTTTTAGATAGTGCATCTTTATGCTTACCCTTGAGATGATCATATAGTATTTCTGAGATAATCTCTATTTTTGATTCATTAGATATCATTATTGCTCCTAAGCATAAAAAATAAAACCTTAACATAATCGCCATCATTAAATATCATTTCTGGTCTATGATGATACTGTTCACATGGACTAAAACTAATAGCACTATTCTTTTCTAGGCTCACACAATCACCTTCCAAGCATATTGGCCAATCAACATTTGAATCTAGTAGATAGTCAAAGGTTAGGCCATTCTTGGTATGAATAGGATCTTTGTGTGGTGGAAGGTTAGGGTTATTGTGTTTGTTAGTATATTCTCCATAAGTTATAGCATTAATATATATACCCTCATCAAAATATGAAAGCACACGGTCACAAATTTCTTTAGCAATAGGGTTTGATTTTTCAAATGCAGATATACCACTAGGAGTTAAAGCAATATCTTCTCTGCCTCGCTCTGCATATTGATTATCTAATTTGTCATAGTTATCCAAGATTAGTTGGTTTATAAAATCTATTTGTGGCTGCGTGAACACGTCTTTTATCATGGCAAACTTAATTATAGCATTGCTTATTTTGAAAAATAAATCTTACTGTTATTTTATATGTGGAGTAAAGTGGAGGATAGTGGAGAGATATGGGTAATGGAGCGCTTTTTAAGGCGGGGATCGTAATGTCAAACCATTTACCCCTATGTCTAACAAACCCTTATACCATATATGCCCCATATCTGTCAAACCATTGTATTAAGGTTTGGGCATTATATCTGCAAAACCATGGTTTGTCAAGTATCTTCGTAATATATTTATGCAGAAAAAATTGCCAAAAGTCTGGGAAATTTCTGATAATTTCGTAATATATTTTAAAAGGTTTGAAAATGTTTTAAAACCAGGAAATATGGTTTGTTATTGCTTATTATGGGGGTTTGTGGTATGATCGTAATCTTTTTTAGATCCCGCCTCGTGTTCGGCCCTCCAGGCGCCCCTGTCAAAATCGAGCGGGGTAAATGAAAAATACTTTGACAAACCAATCATATGAGTAAAGGCAGTAAAGGCATTAGACAATGATGTATCATGATCCTTTGCTCGGTTTGGGAAATTCATTCTATAGAAATGTCTTGGCATACAAACAATCATAACACGAATTTATTATGGTTTGGGGAAAAAATGGTTTGGATCGTAATGGTTTGTATAAACAAAAAAATACACCGACCACTTTTGTGGCTATTTGTCAAATCTCATTAATAATTCGTCAAGTGTAGAGAACCCAGTATCTTCTGTGTTCAATGACTCTAAAAATAAATCCCAAGTTTCATTGACATAGTTAGTTACTACATCATTGGTTTGTATAATTTCTTGACTAATAAAAAATGCTAACGGCAATCCCATATCATTATATTCTACGAAATCTCCAAACTCAGAGTCTTGTTTATAGTTTAGCCAAAGGTCAGCCAAAATATTACAACGACTAGAAAAGTCTGTATTGGTGTTCGCCATTATATTTCTCCTCTTTGTGATACTGTGCGCTTTCTGCGATAGTGATAAGTCTATTATACGATACTGTTGGTGCGATTTGTGCTAGATACTCTCCTACCTGCTCAATGTCAAGGCGCAGGTCAGAAACGAGAGAAGCAAGTCGCATAGCGACCTTTTCCTCGTCAGTAAGCCTGTGTCTGCGTATAGTCATAGTTCTCCTTATTGTATCAAAAAAGTAAGAGGGGCGCAAGGCACAACGACGAAAGGAATAACCCAAACCTTACGCCCCAAGATTATTATTGTACTGTAACTAGGTCAGTGTGATAACTAATAAACTTATCAAATGAATGAGTCCCAGTCTCATCTTCTACAGTCTTATTAACCAGGTCTACTACGATATCTGGATGGTCTCCTCCATACATACCGTGCTCCGTCGAGGCCCATAGGCCAAATCCTGTCTCTTCCTTCCACTGGTCCCCAACAATCTGAGAAACAATAATACGTGCAGCATATGATGTATCATTCCACCTTGGCTGTGCTGCATGCAATGCATTTGCTAGTGTAACAAACCTATCATAGCCACCCCAGTGACTGTATAAGTTTAAAGATAAATTACTATCTTGTTTGATTGTATATACGATTCTATCGCCCATTATGGGTCCCTTCTGTAGAGTTTGTATTAATGATATCAAGTTCTAAATCCAATGTCAACTGCTCGTACATTAATCCTCCAGTTTAAATGCTACAACAGATAGATCCGAAAGGACCTCAGAGCACAGGGCGTCTTCATGAGGTGCGTCTGATTCATATGTAAAATTCATATACATGCCCGTAACCTCATGTATTACATCAACATTATACGTGGCCATTATGCTTCGTCCCTTTCTGCAATTGCAAATGATAGTTGGTAGGTAAGACTATATAGTGCACCTAATGCGTCTGTATAGCCTTCCCAATACTTGCGCTCCATAGATTCCATGGCGTCGCTGTAATCATTCTCTTCTTCTATTTCTTGTGCCATTCTTAGTTCGTCTTCAGCCTCTAGCATGAGGACCTTTAGTTGGCCATGCATGATGTCTAAACCACTGCTGCCGTGGTCTATCTGCTTTTGTATATGCGGCTCTATATTATAATCAGGTAACATCATGCCTCCAGATATTCTTTGTGTATGTCGCACTCTGCAACACACTCTAGGTCTGCTTCACCCATATAGTTACAAGAAGAGCATATCTCACCGCAGTCGTTCTCGCAATACTCTAGAGTGTTAAGTGAATCACAATCACGACACTTGTTATCATATTCCTCAACGGTAGTTACAAAACCATTAACTAGTGTAACTTCTCCACCCCAACCTGTTTCTTCTTCATAAGACAGATTAAAGTTAAGTGTAGGATATTGTTCTGATAGTATAGTTATAGCCTCAATAGGTGGAGACCAAGCAGTATTAAATTTATATCCTAGAACTGTAGAACTCTCTTCATGTAACTCAGTCTCAGGATACTTATCATCAGGAGATACAGCAACATCCCATTTGGTTCCCCAATGACGGACATTCCAGTCGTACCAATGATTACCCTTGAACATAAGGGATTCTTCTAAAGGTAGGGAATGGTCAGGTTGCTTTAGATATTCTTCTTCAGATATACCGTCCTGAATATGGTTATATATATTATGAAATGCAAATACTGGATTAGAGTATTGTGTTTGAGATAACTCCATTTTGCCAGTTGTAGCATTCCATGAATCGTGGGTCTGAACAAATGGTTTATTAAGTTGTCGTTTGATATCTGCAATCAGGGTTTCGTCACCTGATATATCAAGATAGTTATAGCACCAATTAGGCATTGGGTTCCTTTCTAGTCGTTGTGTATAATTCTAGCAAAATGTCAGGGGTATGTCAAATACGTCCCTCGTGAACTAATCCTCTTAAAAAGTCCTCTAGATCTATAAGAACTGCTCTATCCTCATCTGCAAATGGTCCAACCATATGATGATGGATAGTATAGTTTAATGTAGTAATCATCTTATCTACTTGTTCTTCTGTATATCCTAGCATTATAATCCTATCTTAGTTAATACATAATTGAAGGCTGCTACCTGACCACTAATAAAATTATACTCGAAGTCTAGGTCAGCAAAGTCTTTAGAGGCAGGGTCAAGTGCTTCCATTTCATCAGCAAGATTGCGTTGGTCCTCTTCCAAACCATTACGCATATTAAATATATCGGTTTTAAGTTCGTCGTTTGTCATAAATAAATGATAGCAAAATTTGGGGATTTTGTCAACGTATCGTAATTAAATTTCTAAATGATATTTTTGGTCGGCCCCTTTTTGCGAAGCGTACGGGACTTGAACCCGTGATCTCCACCGTGACAGGGTGGCGAATTAACCAACTATTCTAACGCTCCATGTGTGAGCAGTTTATACTCATGCTCAGGAGTTGAAATTACTTACGCAATTTCTAAAACATCTCTTACAACATTTAGTAAGCGGTGTTTCTCAACTGTAATAGCAGGGTCAAAACCACTTGAACCCATTAGGATTGATTCAGTAAGACCACGCTTACCTCCACGATACCAATCAATGCGCTCAGTAAGTGCGTTCCATGCGCCCCATGCTGTGCCAGCAATCATTCCGTTGAACTCACCTGTGTAGATGTCGTTGATTGTATCAACTTTCTTAGTCCACTTAGTAAGTGCCTGTTTAGCGTCCTTGTCAGGCTTAGGATAGGCAGCAAGAACAATATCGTTGAATTGTTGCGCTGTGATTTCTTTCTCAATCATGGCTTGTGCCATTAGAGAGAATTCGTCCATGTAAGCATTAGCAACAGCAAGAGCCTCACGAGCCTGTTGAACTTTACCTTCAGCAGATTGCGTGTGACGAATCTTGAATGATTGCTTGACACCATTCTTCTTGCGTGTGCGACCAAGAGCAACAGCAAGAGTATTAGCGCACACAACACGAACAGGTGTTACGCTTGCTTGAATAGCAACAGAGCCATCGTGTGATGTATTGACGAGAAGATAAGTTTTGACTTTATCTGCTACGCCATTAGGGTCTAGAACAGTCTCACGCTCAAGAGCAAGAGAACCGAATACAACACGACCACCACGCAGAGAGCCAGCAGTTTCCCAACGACCTCCACCATCAAGAATTGCGTCACCAAAAGTGAACAGTTCTTCATTTTGTAGTGGGACATAGCGTTCACCAACAACGCCTAAAACATCAACTTGATTTGCGGTGAATGGATTATCACGCACAACATATTGATAAGATTTATCAGATGAAAGAGTAGATGGGATTTCTACATCTTCAAGACGAACATTCCAACCATCAAGATTGGCGAGTTCCAACATTTTTTCAGTAGATACTTCTTCCTGAAAAACTGTTCCTAAACCATGCCAAGCAGGTTCACGGAACGAAGCGAAAGAATTAGCAGATTCTAATTCATGAGCCATTTTTATTTCCTTTCTGTTTTGTTATCTAAAGTTTAGCACAGGGGACAGACAAAGTCAATTCTTAAACAGGGAAAAGATTACAATCTACGTAAAACGGACATTTCATGACAAAACGGGCCGACCAATTTTTTAGAGCAGTTTATAGACATGCTCAGGTCTTGGCCAATCTGAAAGAAAGGATGAAAGAGATTGGCCTTCTATGATCCTGGACCCTTTCATTGGTCCTAGGAATTTTAGTCAGTACGTGTTATCTCTTCGATATCTGCGTCGACATTGATATCATACTCATATGAATCAACATTAACATATAGATTTAAACTATCGATATCAAAATCTTTTAGTTCTGACAATGGAATCTCTACAGTTCCTGTGATTCGTGCAGTTGCTTCGAATTCAATTTCCTTAGTTGGGTTAAATCCAAAAATGCTGCAGATATCAGAAACAATATCTTCTGAATCCATTTCCATATAATCAGCAAGACGACTAGACAATAAATTTACATTAGAAATATATTGTGCAAGATTCTTAGCGTTATAGCGTTTCTGCTCCAGTTCCCATTCAATATCTGTTACCTTTACGGTAGGGTACGAGATAGTTTGGTCTGTTGCGTCCAAGTCAATTACTTTATATGTAACTAACTGATTGGGGTTGTAGTGGGCTGGCACTACGATTTCATTATTCGTTTCCATTTGTTATATCCTTTCCTAGTGAATCGAATTCATTGATAGTATTCATCATCTCATCTAATTCTGATTCTGTCAAGCAGACAGAAGTGACAAGGGTAGCGGTAAGTGCTGATAAGTGAGCAGAATACATAAACATTGCCTTGATGAATTCTTCCTCGCTCATTTCATTTCTACCACGAAAAATCATAGAGGCGATACCCATAACTGATTCGTCGTGAACTGCGTCTTGTGTAGCAGTCTGTATTGCTAATGCGGTTGATAGCATTTGTTTTCCTTTCTTTGTTGTTATCTAATAATAACATTTCCTACTGACAAAATCAAATCAGGGTCTTAAAGTGTCTCACATAATGGACTGTGTTTTGCATCACATTGGTCGGCCCCCGAAGGGGCTACAACGGGGGCAATTGCGATTACACATTCAAAACCCGTTGTAGCAATCCCCAAGGGACTTTCGCAGAAAGATCAATACAATTCGATTTTGTATCGCAGTCTGCCTTGAACGCAGGGGATAGTGAGTGGGGCTTTTACACCCCACCCAATTTTATTACAAGTATCTTGCGATAGCGTTGTAAGTAGAAGTAGAAACTACTTCCTCATCTGTCATCTTGAGAATACGAATTGCGTTCTCAATTTCCTCTACCATTTCCTTATACTGCCAATCGTGGAAACTCTCAAAATCCTTTTCAGGTTCAGCAGGTAGTTCTACGATACCCTTTGGGAGTGTGAAAGATACATTTATGTCGCCATTGTATCTTGTATGAGCAGACAAGTCTGTTGCCTTAGCAAGTTTATCAAGTGCTAACTTAGCAATCTCCTTGTTATACTTTTCTTGTGCCTTTGAGAACTTCTCCTCATTGACTTTCTGATTAGCCTTATCCTTTTGGATTTGTGCTAACTTTGTTTCAAGTGCCTTGATTACTTTGGTTGTAGCAATCTTGACATTTATGGCTTTTCCTCTTGCCATTTTGTTTCCTTTCGTTTCGTTGTTGTTGTTTTTATTCTAGCATTTTACTACTAGAAAAGCAAGTGAGCAGTTTTAGTAGTCTTGCTCAGGACTTTTCCTGTATTAGGAATTACTTTGCTGTCCAAGTTGTCCAGCGTGGTGTGCCATTGACATCAAGTTTGACACGAACGCTTGTTCCGTCTGTGTTTGGCTTGATTTCAGTAATGACACCTGTGACCTTTGACTTCTGTGAGGTGTAGGTGTCGCCTACCTTGTATTGTGCGTTCTTTACTGCCATTGTATTTCCTTTCATAGTGGTTGGTATTACTTGTATTATTATGACATTTATGGGATTATTTGTCAAATCCCACAAATACCATAAGTGTGTGATTTACATCACTTAGAGGTTTTGACCATAGCAAAACGACGAGAGCCATTTGCTAGGATAAGATTTACACGAGTGACCTTGTTGCTAAGAGGAGAAAACCCAGCAATTCTGCCTGTAATTCCTGTCTTAGAAGTAGTGAATAGGTCGCCTACTTGATAAGTGTATCCGCCTAGTGTCATCTGTTTTCCTTTCTGTTTTCGTTGTAGTATTAGTTTAGCAAAAAAATACAAGAAATACAAATCGGTGAGGGGATCTAGGGGGGCTTTTTAATGTGTCCTTAATCACAGGGTCGTAACTTGACAATTAGGATCTTTGGGGGCCGACCACTTTTTGCGGGGGATTTATTGAATTAAGAAAAAATATAACAGTATCCATATAAGAAATACAAGTTCTATTTTCAATCTAACTCCTATTTTTTACTAGAAGAGAAAACTATATCTGCTTTATTATACACACACAAGCCACACGATACGCAAGCAGAGCCATTTGTAGAAATAAGCGGAATACGTTTTGCATTTTCAGGACACTTTGCTCCTGGTTTAGAAATTAATTCTTTTAGTGTTTCTTGACCTACTGCAAAATTCTGTGCAAGGTATGCCATGCGTACGCCATTATTTAGTTTTAAATCTACTGCGGTTTTGATATTCTCACTATCTGCAGAGAAATATAAACTAAGATTATCAATATCTTTTAGAATAATTGCTGCAGACTTTACTCGTGTATATACCCAGAATTGAACATCAGGATTATTTAGAATAACATGCTTCCATGCGAATGCGTACTCATCGCTAAAGAAATCGCCATCCCAGTGAATACGGAATAGTTTATCTGCGCCTTTCTTATCACAATCAGCCTTAAAATCGTTAATCATATCTTGTAGCAAGGCCTCCATAGTATCATGGTCTGCATTGCGTAGCAATTCCCAATTATGAAGTAATACGGCTTTTACGCCTTTGTATATTTTCTCAAGTTTTCCTGCGTAGCAAACGCTTTCACAAACACTAGTGGCACCAGGACACGAGAAATCTTTTCCAGCAGGTAATCCGAATGTGTTGGCAATTGTTGGGGTTTTTCCATTCTTCGAAACAGCATTAGCCACCTTCCTATCATTAGAGCGTTTTAGTTTCATTGTTGCCTTTCTTTCTTTGCTAATTCTATCATTTTTTTATTGCTTTGTCTAGTGTAACCCTTTTTATTTGGCAAGGCGGAAGCAGCATTAGATCGACGCAACTCTTGAATGCGTCTTAACTCTTCTTTGGTTTTTCTAAACATAAAATAATCTTATCATAAAAATCTATGAAATACAAATTGGGAGGTTCTTAACAAACTACGTAAAACGGACATTTGGTACAAATTGGTCGGGCGTTTTTATTCTACAAAAACATACCACTCAATTTTTTCATCATCTAAAACAAATACTTCAACCTCATCATCAAAGTCATCAACTAAAATAAGATGATAGCCATTGTTATTTTCAATTATTGTTTTTAGTGTTAGGTATTGTTCATCTATTTTGATTAGATCACCTTCCGCCAATTGGTTTGGCAGAAGATAATCAGCAAAGACAAGTTCCATACTCATCATTGTATCAGACATTTATTTACCGCTAACTCTGCCGTCAGCATAAAAGTTTTTAGTATACATTTTACCTGTTGGGTCTGTGAGATTATAGGTTGCGTATTCTTTAGCGTTGCCGTGGTCTTTACACAATGCCCAAAGTTGAGCGGCATCAGTAAAGTCAGCAATTCGGTGAGTATTGTATAACTCTCCGTCATAGTAAGTAGTCAAGACATAGTGGTATTCCATTTTAGTATTCCTCTCGTTCAATAATCCAAGCGTCTAAGTGGTGTTGTTCAATAATAGCCCAAGCAGGGGCAGTAGTCAAACCTTTATAGGTAATTCCTTCAGGCATAGGTATTTCTAAATCCCATAGCCCTAAGTCATTTACGGCGTCAATAGCCTCAATACAAGGTGCGACCATTGACTTAGGAACGGGCGGATAGTGATTAGCAGATAAGTGAATACCTATCTGAGTTTCAATATCTAAGTTTATTCCTAAATCACTTAGAGTTCCGTCTGCCATTTCTGTTGCCATATTACTTCCCATTTTAGTTAGCCTCCTTAGTTCCAAATATAGCAAGTTCAGGCTCACTTAGCAAACCATTATCATAGATTACTGAGCCATCTTCATCTAGGATTAGTCCATAGGTATTACAATCGCAATCCTCAACATCATAGTCTTCGCCATTAGCGAAACCAATATAACCTTTACCATAGCAGAAATTACAAGAAGCAATCTGCCGTAGTGCGTATTCCAATTTATCCATTTTTATTTCCTTTCTTTCAATACTGAAATCCTATCATAGGGGGCTGACAAAATCAAATCCCCACGCTATCCTCAACACGCCACCTTGCGACATATCTTTCTAGGTCTGCTAGATTTTCGTCTGTGAGGTAAGTAGATAGTACGCCAAAAGAATATGCGTATTCGTTATAGCCTTTTTCTCTTGCGTATGCTAAGAGATCGTTTAGAATGTCATTTCTGTTTTTCATTAGTTTTCCTTTCATTTTCAGGCTTCCAGCCTATCATTTTTTACTGACATTTTCAATTTAGACACGCCGAAAATCTGTGAGAAAAATCACGAGGCCCGTAAACTGTTACGTAATTCACATTGTGGATAACTTGTGGATAAGGGGCCGACCCGTTTGTTGAAATTTCAACTAATTATTTTTAGCAGCACACACAAAACATTTTAGATCTGCGACAAAAATTCTACCGCAGATTTCACATGTTGAAAATTTTGTTTTTTTATTTATGTTATTATTCCTAACTCATCAACACCGCAAGCGGTTTCAAATTTTGCTTTGTCAAACATTTCATTTTTAGTTGAGAAATAAACTGAGAAATTTTCCACGAGGTCTTCATAGACCTGTGGGTGAATTTCATCTTTAACATCATTTAGAATTGAAGCGATAGCCTTGAAGTGTGATTTAGTTAGCGACATTATTTTCTCCTAACAAAATAAACGCATGAGAGCCACCGTCATTTAGTTTATTTAGAACATCTTGAATTTCTTGAAGTGTATAAGTTTGAGCAGGCAGATACTCTGACAACATTTCACAATGAAACTGTTGAAGAACATCTAGCGGAAGTGCTTTTAAGCGACCCAAAAACGGGGAATCAAAATTAATTCGTGAAATAAAATTTACCCCATTATAGATAAACGGGAAGTCTGTATAAGTTGCGTTAGTCATTAGTTATTTTCCTTTTCTGTTGTAGTGACAATTTTAGCGATTTTTTCTAGGTTTGTCAAGCGAGTAGCCTCACGCTCTTTCTTGACTAATTCTTGGAATTCGTGTAGTTTCATTTTTACTCCTTTACTCTCACGGCGATAGTTGCCCAATTAGTTTTGATAGACTGAGCAACACGATAGCGAATTGCGTAGGCTTGGAAGTCCTCGCCAACATAAACATCATCACGCTTTTCAGCGAATTCAATTTCTCCACCCATAAATTTACGAGCGAGAGAGGCAGGTCTATAAAATTGACCCACTAACAAATCTTCAATTGAGTATGCTTTCATTTTTTACCTTCTTTCATTTTATTACCCTGTAATTTTAGCATTTTTGACTGACATTTTCAAGGCGACACGCCGTTGATTTTTGTGACTTGTATCACACAATTTTACTTGTGGATACAATTCGATTCGATCTCGTGACCGAATTCTTCTACGAGTTCTTCGTAGATTTCATCTAAATAGTCTAAATAGTCCATTATTTTTTATCCTTTCTTTAGTATCCTAGAATTTCTGTTCCGTAGTATTCTACGGCTTCGGGAAGTCTCATCATTCCCTTGTATTCTTTACAAGAGTAGCAGATACTATTCCAACCATCTGTGATAGTTGAGCAGAATACGCAGACTTTATCAGTCACGCAGAAGTTATTATCTACTAAGTATTCAATTATTTCTGTTTTATTTAGTGTAGTCATTTTTTGACCTACCTTTCTATTTTCTAATACTGTAAGTCTAGCAGGGGGGTCTGACATTTTTGCCTGTTTTTCGGGCGTGTCGGGAAATTATTTTTGTGAGCATAATCACATAAACGTAAATCGGACAAAACGGACATTTGCCGACGCTGTCGGGCGTGTCTGTGGATAACTATTGTTATTTAAATCACATGCGACACGCCGTGTTAGGACTTGACTTTTTGAGATTTTTATGTTAGAATACCAGTATTAGAAAGTTAAAGAAAGGACTATAAAATGCTTAGTCAAAAAACATTAGATAAAATCGTTTATGAATACCAACATGGTGGAGTTAAAAACTATCACCCTGAAATCTCACTATCTGAGAGAAAGGCTCTTTTAGGGTATCTATTTAGCCTACCCTCTAAGTGTGCGCCTGAGTGTGAGGCAACTCACAAAAATAGTTAGGCGACACGCCCAAAAAGACCCCCAAAATGTCAGTGGTAGGGTATAGGATACCTACTAGAAAGATAAAAAAGAAAGGATTTCTAAAATGAAATTACTAAGTTATACAGCCGAAAAAGACGGCGTTCAGGTTGAGGTTCTAAATCGCCTCATGGTTAGCGAGTATCAGATAAATGACTTGCTAGATAGTCTAGTATCTTACGGATACACGATAAACTCTACACTAGTAGAGGAGGGAGATTACTCCCAGCATTGGCAAGGCTAACCCTTGTCAGTGCCTACTGATAGAATTATAGAAATAGAAAGGTAAAAATAAAATGATAAAAAAGAATTGTATGCTATGTGGCTCTCAAGCCTATGTATCAAAACGCAGTATCCCAGCGATGTGCGATAAATGTATTGAACTAAATTGGAAAGGAAAAAACTAAATGAAAATGTATCAGACATTAGAGTTTGCTTGTAAGTCTTGTCATGGTAGAGGCTATGTCTTTTATGGTGACAATGAAGATTACACCATTGACCCTTGCGAGTGTGTAGCCAATGGCTAACTACTCAGAGGAACAACTACGCAGAAAAGCCCACCTAGAAAATGGTGGGACACTTGCTAACTATGACCGCTCACATTATTTACATGATAAAATAGAACTAGGAGAAAAAAATGATACCAGTAAAACTAACAACAACTAACGGAGAAACTAAAACAATAAATCTCCCTAACAAAGAAACAGTAGAAACTTTTATTTCTACTTTCTCAAGCGCATTACCTATTGGTTATGCGGTATGTATTGACGCACCACTCATTGGAATACATAACGGGTGGCTATTTGGAAAAATGGAGGCACCAGTATCAAACTAAAAGCCCCAGTGCTATAAGATCAAAAATTAGTGACACAATAAAATGTGCTCACTATTTTTTTTTGTTTTATTTTTTTTATTTATGTATCGTACATTTAAGAAAAAAATTCAGATTTTTGGTATAATGGTTTTATGTCAGAATATTGTGAGCATGTATATAAAGATATGGGACAAGATCTATGCCCTAAATGTGGGCGGGATACTCATGAAACTGACTGGAAGTATCAAGCAGAACTAATGAAACAATGGCATGCAGATGGTAAAGCAGTATATGGAGGATGGTGGTCTATATGACAGAAAATAATGGTTTGGCATTAAAAATTTTTTCAGATTTTTGTTGTGATGGTTGTAGTTGTAGATCAGAAAAAGATCATATTACTGGCAGGGACCCTGAAGACGAGTTGCCTTCAAGAGTGTTTCAGGTAGAAGATGAGCATACTTTTGGGCAACCTCAGTAGCGTGATCATCACCATCTAAATAATGTTCTTCAGATAAAGGATTTTCATCTTCTCCATGATGTGTTTGACATAACAAGATATCATAATAATCTTCATCACCAAAATATTTATCTGGTCTCCAATGTGCTTGGTTTGTACCAGAGAACCAAACTGCTTGATTCTTTTCCATTTGGAACTTCTCATCTTCAACATAGAAATCCCAATCAAGGGTTTTGTCTAGTTCAATTGTAAACATATATGCTGTATGTGTTTCTGATCTATCTTGGTGCGGGTACAAAGATGGAATCTCACCACTTAAAGGTGTATATCTAGCCCACAACACACCTATATGATCTACAGGACCACCAGTCTTTTCTTCAAACTTTTGTCTAATTTTATCTTCTACTTGTTTAGGCAATCCTGGTAGTGGTCCATTACGACGTTCACTAAAAAATATAACTAAAAATCCATTGTTTGTGTTTTTACGAAAATGTAGCCATGGATCGTTTGCTTCGGCAATACCAATATCGATTGTCTTCTTTATTGTGTCATAAATCATTCCATACTCTTCATCTGTAAAAAAATATTTTTCAGTATGTGGTTTTAAAGGATCGATATTTGCCATATAAAGATTATAACATATGATTATGGTATACTTTAAAAGATGATAGGAGGCCATTATGGCACTAGAAAAAATGAGTTCTGTAGAAACTGACTGGTATACAACTCAAGAGGGAACTGCTCAGGCAAAAGACTTTATTTTTAAAGATTTTTGTGACTATCTAATTGTAATCAAGACATTTGCAGATCCATCTGATAATACACAATTAAAGAAAACTGAAATTGTTCATATCAACTCTAATGATGGGCGGGTAGTTAATAAATCTTATGATGAATTAGATCCACCACTAAAGGATGCATTGACAAGGGCTAATTTCCCTATTGCAAAGTAAAATACTTAGCAACAAAAGAACCCACTTGGTTTGACATATTCTCTCTATGAGAATCGTCTAATATAAGTGGGTTTTCTGTATCTTCTACAACTTGAGCAACTATAATGTCATAATAATCATTTGGCCCAAACTCTATATCTGGTCTCCAATGTATCTGATGAGATCCAGAAAATAAGACAGCAGTATTTCTTTGAATATCATATCCTTGATGTCCAACATAAACTGTCCACGGTAGAGTATGATCAAGTTGAATACTTAAAGTAAACGATGCTTGATCTAACCCTACATCATAATGAGGATGAAGCCTAGGCTTACTATTAGATTCTAAAGTATACCTAGGCATATGATTGCCCCATTCTTTAACTTTTATTGGCACATTGTCTTGAACAATCTGCACAATTTTTTTTCTTATATTTTCACTAAATGGTTTGGTATTAGTTATGTAGCCACAACTTTCGTCAACCAATAGATTCTCACTTTTTGAGCGGGAATCATAAATTTCTTTAATTTCTTCTTCGCTGAACACATTGCTAATAACAATAGGCTCAAACTCAGAAAATAAAGAACTATTAGTCACGTATATAGCCGTTTTCCTTCAAAGTGTCAAACAGCATCCCATTAACAGCGTTTAACTGATCCTGCTGTTGCGCTAATACAGACTCTACTTGATCCATCGGAACACCTGCGTTTGCAGCCATTCTTCGATTATAGTCATTTACAGTCTTTGTCATTAAAGCAACGCCTTCTTCTCTATACATATTTCACCACTTTCCTATTGGACATTTTGCGCCTTGCAGTGTTGTTTTCAATTTCATAAAACAACCACACTTATTACATTTTACCATACGCTTGTTAAGGTGTTCACAAGACATACAGATATCTAATCGCCTTTTGGCCTCTTCCTGTTCACTTCTTGGTTTATTAGGATTAATTAAATCCCAAACCTTAACATCTTCATTATTATCTGGTGTTATTTCCATTCGGTTTCCTCCATATATGTTACTGAGTATTCTCCCTGGTATGTTTCTGCATATGAGAAAATATCATTCATATATCTATTAACAGTATTATACCCAACCTTGTCTTTGATATATTTAATACCAGTAATTAATGTTTCATGTGGAACATTTTCTTTTATTAAGGCTTCATTGATTGTTTTTATATACCGCTCTTTTCCAAAACGCCAAGATGTAAACGATTGATCATTTCCGTATTCTAATCTCATTTCATCATCTAAAGACTTTGAATATTCTGTGTTATAGATCACATACTTAACAGAAGGATGAGGCATCTTATCTGACCAATTTCGCATGTTATCGCTGTATGAAATCATATTTCTTAAAGTTGAGTCAGCGTAAGCCATGCGTATGATGTCTTGTGCTGATGTTTCTATTTCTAACGCAAAAGCCAAAAGATATGCAGTAGCAAATGGATATTTGTCTTTATAGTTCGTAACGCCGAAATGTATATTAGGATTGAACGATCTCTTAGACATATTATCATTTATAAGTCGCATATGATTTCCGAGCGACACTATATCTGGCCTGTTAATGTCACAATCAAGGAATAAACATTCTTCTATTTTTACCCCGTCTGAAAGACATAACTTATTTGAGTCATATGTACCAACTACTTTTGCGCCGTTAAATCTATTTATAAAATGCGCCGAAATAAAACCGTCCATATCTGGAGATATAATTATTTTATCAAAACCCTCAATAGTTTTAAGAATTTCTTTTTTCATTATATTCCTTCCATGCATCGAAAAATGATTCTGTTACAGATATATGTCCTAGTATTCCAAAATGCTGGTTATCTCTAGCAATATCAAAATAATGATGATCTTTATATTTGTCGACTAAATCTAAATCTATTGATTTATCAAATTTTACAAAATTTTTAAAAATTGTTTTCTTTTCATGCTCTATATAATTATCATAAGCATTCCACCAAGTACTCCAAAAAAATGGTATGTCTATTGATTCTAAATAATTTTCAAGAAGTTGTATTGAGTTTGTTATATTAAAAGAAAATGAGGTTATATCTACTTTTTGTGAACTATTTCTTTTGCCTAAAGGTATAGGTAATTCTAGGTTTTCATTAAAGTGAATTATGCTTAAATCATTGTTAACAAAACCTTCTATTCTTCCAAAATTTGGATATAAAGCAAATATTGCTTTTGGTTTCCCAAATTGCTGGATATATTTATTTATATTATACGTTATAACATTAACCGAAATTCCGTTTATTCCCAAATTAAAAATTTTTTCTCCATTTAGTTTTTCATTTAAAAAATATGGCCATATTAAATTTTCTGGAAGCCCAACGCCAAAAGTTACAGAACATCCTACATATAAAAAATTATTAGAGGCATCTTCTTTAGAAAATTCTTCAGACCTGTATCCTAAACTATTTGTGTTATATGTCACATCATCTAAATCATACAATTCCATATTCTTATTATCTGGGCCACCATGACATGTGCAGTCATAGCATAATTGTTTTAAAGAAGAGTTTGGCATAAGTGGATTTTTTATTAGTAGTGGATCAGTACTAACTATTTTTGACGGGTCGATTACATTGTTAAGAAAATAATTAGAAATACCAGAAATTTTTTGCCCTATAGTATTCATTTTTAAAAAACTCCACTTATAATTAGAACTGTTATGTTTGCCACAGAAAGTACCGCTTTAGTAATTGAAATAGTAATAGGCATGAGTACTATTCTAGCAGGTATTGCTGGATCAATCAAGTGGCTAACCAAACATTATTTTGATGAAATACGTGCAGAATTTAAACCTAATGGTGGATCTAGTCTAAAAGATCAAGTTAATAGACTTGAAGAAAAAGTAAATATTATATACGACCTTGTTGTTAAAAATAAAGATTAAGGTTTCCAGTTTTCATTAGCAAAAAACCATTGGGTAGAATACCTATGTCCAGATTTTACTTCTAATATTTCATGTATATATTTAGACTCAAAAGCAACAAAATCTCCAGCAACTGGTTTATAAATGTACGGTGCCTTAATATCACTTTCTTCTGGTCTTTCTATCGCAACGTCATCATCGTGAAATTTTAGTTCCCCGCCTTCAATATCATCATTCCAGTAAAAAATTCCCGATATTGTTATAGGGCTTCCTCCACCTAAAGATATTCCTGGATGTGGCTGATATGTTCCTGTTGGAATATCTGGATGAGGGCCAAGGCTCATGCCTGGATCCCTTCTATCAATTGTTAAAAAAGAAGTATTCATAAGATCGGCATATTCTGGGTTAGTTATTTTTACATTTCTTTCACTTAAGTTAAAATCTTTTTCTATTAAAGGAATAACCTTTTTATGAACAGAGTACATTTTTTTATGAACTGATATTGGAAGCCAATCTCTTAATTGTTTTACTGGCTCATCTGTACAAATGCTAGGACTCCATAAAGGCTCTTCAAAATAACTCATTACATTTAAAACTTCAAGTCTATCTGATTCAGACATTAGGTTTTTATAAATTTTAATCATATATTGATTATAACATTCTTTTCTTTATATATAATAGTAATTATCTCTGAGGGAAAGTCCCCCCCTCCCCCCATAGATTTTTTATTTGTATCTAATGGTGGAAGTGAAGATAATATCTCTAGTGCAAAGTCCCCACAAACCCTATAATTACTATACCACAAACAATTTGTGATGTAGGCCACTAATGTCCGTTTTATACCGTTATGATATACTTTAATTGCTTGTCCTGTGGTCCGTCTCTCATACCCACCGATCATGGGGCAAGTCTATTTTTCATGGTATAATCTTTCTATTATGGCAAATCTCTGTGCACCCGAAATTTTTGGCGCTGATCCAGTTACAATTCAATGGCGTGTAATTCGTGGCGACACAGGAACATTAAGAGTAGAATTTAAAGAAGCAGATGAGGTAGAACCTTATAATACAGAAGGTTGGGTTTATCGTTGTACAGCATACGATCAATCTGGAAATGTATTAGATGCTTTAGATTGCGAACCAGGAGAGGGATTTGTAGATATTACTGCTTATGCTTCAGTTACTAAAAATTGGGGAAGTGGTTATAAGGCTACCGTCGCAGAATTGCCTTTTGATGTGCAGGTAATTATTCCAGAAGAAATAGAAGACATTGTTTGGACACCAGTTGTTGGAACAATTTATGTTATTGGTGATGTAACACCAGGAGGTACTTTATAATGGCAGTTATTAAAATCGTTCCTATGCCAGGTGCAAAGGGAGACAAGGGTGACGATGGTGCAACAGGTGCACAAGGACCACAAGGACCTATTGGTGCGACAGGACCTGCAGGTGCAGACGCACTGTGGAGTTATAATGGTGCATGGCAGATAAATGCTGCATATGCAGTTGGAGATGTAGTAACTTATCAGGGACAACTTTATTATGCAAAAGCAATTACAACTGCTGGAACACTTCCAACCGATACAACTAAATTTGATTTAATTGCTGCAAAGGGTGCAGACGGCACTAACGGAACAAATGGTACCAACGGTGCAGACGCACTTTGGAATTTTGTTGGTGAATATGATAATGGAGCAGATTACTGGCCTGGAGATGTAGTTACATTTGCAGGAGGAACATACTATAGAATTGGTGAACCAAATCCAGGATACTATCCAACAGATCCAACATATTGGACAACAATTGCAACACCAGGTGCCACAGGTCCACAAGGACCTCAAGGAGATCCAGGTCCTGCAGGAAGTTTTGTATATAAATCAGGAGCAGTTCCATCAACACATCATGGAGTTGCAGGGGACACAAAAAACGACATTAAATACGATGATACTCATATGTACATATGTGTCGCAGATTACACAGATGGATCTGCTGCAATTTGGAAACGAATAAACTGGGCAAGCGGAAACTGGTAGGACTAAACCATGGCTGTATCCAAATCCATGGACTTTCCTAACAGCAGTAAGAAATCTTCTTATGCTGCACAAGTTGTAGAAACACAAACAACAAATGCTGATGTATTAATTAATTATGTTCCTGTTCCTGGCCCTATGGGGCCTCAAGGACCTGCTGGACCTATTGGACCTTCAGGACCTGCTGGAAAGGACGGGATTCAAGGCCCCAAAGGCGAGAGAGGCACACCTGGTAAAGATGGTCTAAGTTCCTTATCTGCGTCTGGACAGCAAGCAGGATGGGCATCATATTTTAATCTAAATAGAAAACCTATAAATCTTGGTGTTAACTATGGAGATGATGGATGGGTAAAGGTTTGGGTAGATTCCAAAGGTAGTAATACAAACGAAAAATATTTACCAGAAGGATGTACAAGTCTTTGGAATGCAGAACAAAGAATGCTTAATTTTCATGGACTTAAAGTTGGATCACAGGTATTTGTAACTTATAATTTTGAACTTACTACTGAGTCTAATAATACAGAGGTTTGGATGAGAACATTTTTCCCTAAATCTACCACTGAAATTTCACAGTTTGTAGCATCATTAAAATACCAATATGTCTACAATATGTATGTAACACAACACTTTTTTATAGAAGACAACGCTATGTGGAACTCTGGGGCGGTACCTCAAATTAGAACCGATTATGACTCATCCGTAATTATGAATTCCATATATGTCAGCGTGGTATAATTTACGAGGAGGAACTATGGCATTTCCAGGAACATATAACATAAATTACTACAAAGGTGACACCTATCAATTTCGTGTATACCCTAAAAAGCCAGACGGCTTGCCATTTCCATTAACATCTTATAACTTAGAAGATGACCCATTAACTACTGGAGAGGTAGAAGGAGTCATTTTTGCATTTGCACAATCACGAGGCGGAAGTTCTGCTCCAGGATGGCATAAATGTTTAGCAGAAATTTCTGATGAAGGAGATTATGTTTTGTGCACAATTAGACCAGAAGATGGATTAACTATGGATGCATCAAAAGATTATGTTTATGACGTTCAGGTAAGAAAACCAGGAGTAGATTATCCACAAGTATTAACTTTATTAACTGGAACAATTAATGTTACAGAACAGGTAGCAGATAAATAATGACAGATGACGTATTGGTTTTGGGTGGTCCAGATACAGTTAATGTAGAGGTAGATTTTGGAGATAAAGGAGATCGTGGTAGTTTAATTTTTGTTGGTAATGGAAATCCAGACTCTGTAGATATTGGGCAAGATCCAAGAGTATTTGATTTATATATAAACTTAAAAAAGAATAGTCCAGAAAATGAATATTTAATGCTTTACCAGTACACCTATGGTTTAGGAAGCAGTACTCCGCAATGGCAAACACTTAACAGACTGATTCCAAACACTTATAGCACATTACAAGAAATATCTTTTCCAACACAAAATTATTGCAGAATACCATTAAGTTTTATTAAAGATCCATCTTATGTAGGAAATCTTACAAGTGCAAACTTTTCAGTACAGGCAACATTGGCAACATCTTCAGGTAGAGCAATTGCAAATTCAATAAAAACCGAAATTGTAAATGATGGTGGGTCAGATGATTTAAAAATTACCTTTTATGCAAAGGAGTTTGATGGAAGTTCTTGGGTAGATATTACAGAGTCAAGAACAGCCCACCTGCACATTTCGGTGGTATAATCAAGGGGGTGATTTAAGTGGCAGCAGAAGACATTGGTGGCATATGGAATGTAAAGCAACCAGGATATGAAGATAAGGCTGATATACAAGCGGCACTTAAGTTATTCCTGTATGGAGACTATAATTTTGATACTACAGCCCCGATTGGTGATCAAAAAACAGATTTAGCAAACAATGATGGGTTAGCCAGACATTTACAAGATTTAAGAGAAGATGTAGATAGAGTAGATAATCGAGGAATTGGTTCTGATTATTTAACTATAAATCAAATACAAGCAATTTCATCTCCAACTGACGGATATATTGTTATGGCATCAGACTCTACTGGCGCAGCAGTTCAGTCAACTTATGGAATTGCTCTTTATCAAAATGAAGAACCAACAACCAACCTAACAAACGGAATAGTCTGGATAGATAAAGACTCTGATAGTAAAGATATATATGTCTATGATTCTTCTGATTTTGTTAAAGTAGGAACATATACTGATGCCAAAGGTGATTTAATTGTTGGTTTTGATCAAGGAATTACTCAAATTTTACCAGTAGGAAGCACTGGAAAAGTTTTAACTGCAGATTCGAGTGCACCTTTAGGAATTTCTTGGACTGATTTAGACTATGAAACAAATAAAAATATATCTTCTATGTATTTTGGAAATTACTCAGATACAAGTTTAACTGGAATACAATTAAATGGTGTTAATGAAAATGGAACATTAAAGACAATTGATTCTGATGATATTGAGTTAGCAATAACAAAGAGTGCATCGTCAACAAAAACAAAAATTACATTTACTGGTGTCTGTAGACCAACAACAGATACAAATATTGAAGCATTTATTGGATTACAGAGAAAGATTAATTCTGGATCATACTCAACTATAAATGTTGGGTTAATATCTAAAGAATTAGTAAGTTCGCATTTTGAATGGCTAGACACTCATAATGCTACAACTGGAGATATTATTACTTATAGATTAATTAATATTACTCCCTCTGGATACCTTGCAAATGTCATAACACAAAGATTTGGCGAAACATCAGATACTTTTATTGTGGAGGAAATCTAATATGGCAAATCTAGCGTCGCAAAGCAAAGTAGCATATATGTATGATGAAGGAAGTAATTTATGGTACGCTATTGCTGGTGTTGCAAATACCAATGTTCCATATACATGGACACAGGCTCATACTTTTGGTTCTACAGTAACAGTTAATGATGTTATTAAGGCAAAAGGTGGAGTTAACATATTTCAAAATCCAAATGCTAGAGATGCTGCAATAACTTCACCAACAGAAGGTACCGTATGTTTTGTAGAGCAAACTAATAGTGGTACAGATATAAGTCAGGTTCAATATTATAATGGAACCAAATGGGTTGGGTTATTGGATAGTGTTGTTTTTAATGAAAAAACTGCTAACTATACACTTGTTTTAGGAGATGCTGGAAAAACAGTAACAATTAATTCTGGCTCAGATACAACAATTACAGTTCCTTTAAATTCATCTGTGCCATTTGAAATTGGTCAAAGAATAGACATAATTAGAGTTGGTTCAGGCAATGTTACTTTTAGTGGAGCAACAGTAGCAGTTATAATTAATAGTAAAAATTCAAATAAAAAAATTGCTGCAAGGTATTCTGGTGCAACCTTAATTAAGTATGCTACCGATACTTGGGTCTTACTTGGCGATTTGACGGCGTAGGTGTCCAATGCTAAATTCATTATGGACATTTTTAGCAAAAGGTATGGGATCAGTACCCAACCTACTTGGATTAACAAAAAATCAAGCAAGACAATCATTGCAGAATGCAGGATTTAATTATGGAACAGAAATAGAAGAGGTTCAAGATAATGAATCTTTAACTGGATTAGTTAAATCACAAGATGTTGCAGCAAATACATTATTAGATTACGAAAGTACTGTTAACTATAAACTTCACTCATTTTCTTTTTCTCCATTTGGTGTTTTTGGTTTTTCTCCATTTGGTGTTTTTGGTTTTTCTCCATTTGCTGTTTTTGGTTTTTCTCCATTTGGAGTATTTTCTTTTACACCAGGACCGATAGAGTGTCCTCAGCCAGGAGCATGGTCAGAGTGGTCTGCTTGGGACATAGGCCCATGGGGTCCATGGGGTGAATGTGAAGCAGATGGATATAGAAGACAACATAGAACATATACAAGAACAAGAACAAGAACAATATATACATTAGTATCAGGAAACTGTATTGCTGGAACTGAAACTCAAACAGAAACTATGGACGATGTAAATGTTGAGGTTTGTGGCACTCCAGCCTTCAACTTTATGCCAACATTTGCTGTCTTTAGTTTTACTCCAGGATTTAGCGTATTTACATTTACACCAGAACCATCATTTAACTTTATGCCAACGTTCGGAGTGTTTAGTTTTACTCCAGCATTTGCAGTCTTTAGTTTTACACCAGAACCATCATTTAACTTTATGCCAACGTTCGGAGTGTTTAGTTTTACTCCACAGGCATTTTCTGTGTTTTCATTTACTCCAGCATTTAGCGTATTTAGTTTTACACCAGAGCCATCGTTTAACTTTATGCCAACATTTGCCGTCTTTAGTTTTACACCAGCATTTAGTGTCTTTAGTTTTACACCAGCATTTAGTGTCTTTAGTTTTACACCAGCATTTGGTGTCTTTAGTTTTACTCCAGCATTTGGTGTCTTTAGTTTTACACCAGAGGCCACTTTTAGTTTTACCCCAGAGGCTAGTTTTAACTTTGCACCCTGGGGCTAAACTATTTAATTAGGAAATTTGCCTAACCATTCTTTTGCTTTTGGAGTTAATCCTTTCCAAGAACTCCAGTCTTCTCCGCCATTTGTCATTTTATAGGCAATTTGTGCATTTACAACTGGATTAAATAAGTCAGCATTGTGATCTAAATCATACTTTTTACGACGATCTGGACCAAGCATTCCAAGCATGTTTATTTGAAAAATACCATATGAACTGTCTCCAGTTTCAGTATTTCCATTGAATGCAAATGGTCGACCATTACTTTCTCTCTTAGCAATAGCCCAAGCCTCCTTAAGATTTTGACCTTCAAATCCTACTAATTTTAATAGATTTTTAAGATCTTTATCAGATAGAGATGTAGCATTTTTATATTTTTCTAACTGATCTTCTTTAGCCTTAGAAACACTTTTGGCCACTTCCGTGGCCTCAATAGTCTCTTCAAGCGTGATAGTTTTACTATCTAATCGGTTTTCAGAAGCATTGGCAATGTTTGACCAAACGGAAAACATCACCAATATGCTGAGTGTTCCAATGATATTCCTATTATTATTCATAAAGTTAATCATAGTTTCCTCCTTAGAAACGGAATGACACCTTTTTAAGGGTGTCATATTACTTCTAAGTATAACACAATTTAGTCAAGGTAGTCAAATAATGATATAATTACTGTCTATGGCAGATACAACAGATAATTATAATTTAAAATTTCCAGAAGCAACAGATTCTGTAAATGTTCATAATGATATTAAAAAGTTAGCAGATTCTGTTGATACAGCATTACAATCTTTAGACGCATCTAATGTTAGAATAAAGGTTATTAATAAAACATCAAATAATATTTCTGCTGGAAAACCAGTTTATGCTGCAACATGGTTTGATCCTGATTTAAATCAAGAAAGAGGTCAAAATAATGGAAGAACAGTTATTAAACCTTTTACCTCAGAGTTATCTGATAATTATCCATTTTTAGGATTAACAAAAGAACAAATAAATGCAAATGGAGGAACTGGAGAAGTTGTTGTTTCTGGAGTCCTTTCTGGACAAAATATAAATACATCATCTTTTCAAGCAGGAGATCTTTTATATCCAACTTCTGGTGGTGGACTATCTACTACTGTAAATGGTGGAGCAATTGGTGTAGTTGCTTTAGCAGCAACGAGTAATGGAGTTATAGTTGTTCAAGCAAAAGGTAATGGAACATGGGGAGCATTAAAGGCTGGATTAGCCTAAATATGATATAATCGACATATGGCTACCTTCCGAAATCAACCCACAGACTCATATGCTTTAGGTTCTGCTCCACCAGAAGTTCGTTGGACGGTAGTTAGAGGAGACTCTGCAGCATTTAGAGTTTATGTAACAAACGATGCAAGAGAGCCACTATATTTAAATGATTGGGAAATTGCAATGGACATTTATCGTCCATCTACTAGTCAAGTTATAGTTTCATTATCACCAGAACCAATTGAATTTCAAGACTCAGAAGGAACATTTACAGTTAACTTAACATCTTCACAATCAGAACTTTTAGAGACAGGAGATATCTTTGACATTCAACTCACAGAACTTTTGTCTGAGGGAAGAGTCTGGACGGTAGCCAAAGGATCAATGGTTATCCTTGAAGATGTTACGCAATGAGCAATTATAATTTAATCCCAGTAAATCAAGAAGTTTTTAATACAACTCATAAAAAAGCACATGCACAAATTAAAGAACTTGATAAAAGATATATCAGAATAGATCATATACAACCAAAAGCAAGAATTGAAGAAGTTTTACCTTTTCGTGTACAGTTTATCAATGTTAGCGTGTTTGGGTATTCAAAAAATAATCCACCCCCAATACCGCTTCAAATTATTGGATATAGTAATTATATTCTATAATAAAAAGGAGTTATAATACCATCATGGCAAAAATATCAATACCTAATCTAAAGACAAAGTTTGAGACTGGGGATCGCCCCACGCAACAAGATTATGAGGATTTAATTGATTCAGCCTCAGCCCGTTCAACCGACCTTGGTTCAATGGGTAATAATGAAAATACAATTACGGGTATTGAAAATGCCACAGTAATTGATAACTTTGACGCCACAGAATGGCGTATGGTTAAGTATATTGTTTCTATCGCAAAAGTAACTGCGGGAGATAATAAATTCTATGCAACAGAGTTGACCATCTTGGTAGACGGCACAAATGTGAATGTCTCTGAGTATGGCACAATAGACAATGATGGGAATATTGGCACCGTTAGCGTCTCCAGGGTTGGAAATACAGTATCCTTAACGGTTACTCCAGATCCTGCGATTAAGCCAGTCACAGTTCGTTATGCACGAATTGGACTTAAGGCATAAACAAGGAGATAAATAAATGGCAACAGTAAACAAAGACTTTAAAGTAAAGAATGGTCTCATCGTTGAAGGCACAACAGCCACAGTTAACAACTATGACATTCTTACAAAGAAGACAGACGATCAAAACTATATCGTCAATTTAATTGGTGGTACAGCCACCTCAGCAAACGAAGCAAACAAGGTTGTAAAGCGTGATGGCTCAGGCAACTTTGCTGCAGGAGTAATAACAGCAGACCTCGTTGGTGATGTAACTGGTAATGCAGATACAGCAACAGCACTTGAGACTTCTCGCACAATTGAACTTACTGGTGATGTAACTGGTCAAGTTAATTTTAATGGTACACAAAATGTACAAATTTCTACAACATTAAATGGATCTTTTGCAACAGATGCAGAGGTTGCAACAGCAAAGTCTGAAGCAATTTCAGCAGCATCATCAGATGCAACTACAAAGGCAAATGCGGCTCAAGCAGCAGCAGAACTTACAGCATCAAATGCTCTTTCTTCAGCAGTAACAACTCTTGAAGGACAGATTGCAGACGCAGAAACAGACGCAAATACTTACACAGACAATGCTATTACAGCACTTAATCTCGCTGGCACATATGATGCACTTGGTGCAGCAGCAGATGCTCTTGCAGATGCAAATACATACACAGATGGTAAAGTTTCAGCGCTTGTAGATTCAGCACCAGAATTACTTAATACTCTTAATGAGTTAGCAGCAGCAATTGCTGATAATCCAAACTATGCAACAGATGTTGCTAACTTGGTTGCAACAAAGGCTGATACTACTTATGTAGACGGAGAAATTTCAGCAGTAGATACAGCAGCACAAGGCTATGCTTCAACAGCACAGTCAAATGCACAATCATTTGCTACAACTGCAGCAAACAATGCTCAGTCTGCAGCAGAAGATTATGCTGATGGACTTGCAATCAATTATGATTCAGCAGGTTCTGCAGCAGCAGCACAGACAGCAGCACAGTTATATGCTGATGGTCTTGATGATGCAACAAATACTCGTATTGATAACCTTACAACATCAAATGTTGCAGAAGGTACAAACCTTTATTACACTGATGCTCGTGCAAAGGCAGAAGCAGCAACGCTTCTTGCAAATGCAACAAAGACTAACATTGTAATTACAAAAGATGGATCAAATAATCTTACAATTACCGCAGAAAACGGTGTTGCAGATTCTGACACAGATGACCTTGCAGAAGGAACAAACCATCTTTACTTCACAAATGCTCGTGCAGTAGATGCTCTTGAAGCAGTTGTTCCTAACTTTACAGCAGTTGAACTTAATTCAATTGCAAAGCAGGTAGCAGCAACCGCTTCTATCGCTACAGCAAGCACAAACAACGCAATTTCATGGTTGAAGGCAGACTATCGTTCTGCTGAATTCCTTGTTAAGATTGCTAATGGATCTCATACAGATGTATCCAAGGTTATCTTGACACTTGACACTTCAGATAATGTCGCTATTACAGAATACGCAATGGTTGGAACAAACGGTTCTCTTGGATCAGTTTCAGCAGATGTTTCTGGCAATGATGTTCGTCTTCGTGTCACTACCGCCAACAACAACTCAACAGTTGCTGTTATCGGAACACTTTTAGCATAAAAAATAAATAAAAAGAGGGAGTGGTAATCTTGGCAACAGTCAACAAAGACTTCAAGGTTAAAAATGGACTTATCGTCACTGGTGGCGGTGAGTTTGGCGGAGCGGTAGTTGTAGGAGAACCTACATTATCTACCCATGCTGCTACTAAATCATATGTTGATTCAGTAATAGGTGGCATGACAGTTGGAGGTACCGCTCCCTCTACACCAGATAATGGTGATCTATGGTTTGATACATTAACAGAAAGAGTTAATGTTCATTATAATGGTTCTTGGCTAACAATCGCAACAATAGACGATACTCAGAGTCTTCCACAACATATTCACGATACAGCAATCGATGGTACTGGTTTTATAGTATCTCAATTTTATGAAGGCGGAAGTTTTAATAGCCCACAAGGAGCAGGTTTAGATGCTGGAGGTCCAACTACAAATCAGTGGACTCTTGTATTTGATGGAGGAAGTGCTATTGATAATTTCAACTAAAAATTGATGTTATAATTAGCACAGAAATAAACTGGTAGAAATACCATAAGGAGAGAATAAAATATGGCAACAAGAATGCAACAACGCAGAGGAACCGCAGCACAATGGACTGCAGCGAATCCAACTTTAGCAGCAGGAGAAATCGGATTTGAAACCGATACCAACCAGTTCAAAATTGGAAACGGGTCTTCGGCATGGTCTGCCCTCTCCTATTTTAAAAATTTAGATGGCCTTGATGGCGTAGGTGGAATAGTAACCCTAAACGCACAAGGTATGATCGATATAGCATTAATCCCACAAGGCGTGGCATTAGATGCAGAGTTAACTCAATATATTGAAGATCATAATAATGAGACAACAGGTGTTCATGGAATTTCTAATACAGCAAATCTTGTATATCAAACAGACCTAACAACTACGGTAAATGACGCAATTTCATTAGAAGTAAATAATAGAAACGATGCAATTTCTGATGCTATTGGACAAGAAGTAACAAACCGTAACACTGCAATTGATGATGCTATTGCATTAGAAGTAACAGAGCGCAATACTGCAATTAATGATGCTATTGCCCTAGAAGTCTCTGCTAGAGATGTGGCTATTGATGATGCTATTGCTCAAGAAGTAACAGATAGAAATAATGCAATAGGAAATGAGATTGCAGCAGAAGTTTCTGATAGAAATCAGGCTATTGATGATGCTATTGCTCAAGAAGTAACAGATAGAAATAATGCAATAGGCACAGAAATTGGTACACATAATTCTGACACAACTGGTGTTCATGGAATTACAGATACAGCAGCACTTGCAACAAAAACATATGCAGACAATGCAGCATCAGCAGTAGGATCTTCTGCTTCAGCAAATCTAACTGCTCATACTACAGCAACAACAAGCGTACATGGTATTGCTGATACAGCAGCACTTGCAACAAAAACATATGCAGATGGAGCAGTTTCGACAGCAGTTGCAGCATTGACAAAGTCTTCCGTAGGACTTGGAAATGTTGATAATACATCTGATGCAAATAAGCCAATATCAACTGCAACACAGTCTGCACTTGATCTAAAGGCACCGCTTGCTTCTCCAACATTTACTGGCACAGTATCTGGAGTTACAAAAGCAATGGTTGGACTTGGTAATGCAGACAATACTTCCGATGCTAATAAGCCAGTTTCAACTGCTACACAAACAGCACTTGATCTTAAGGCTCCTCTTGCAGGACCTACCTTTACAGGAACTGTTACTCTTCCATCAACAACATCAATTGGAAATGTTTCAGCAACTGAACTTGGATATGTTGACGGTGTAACCTCAGCAATTCAAACACAATTAGATTCTAAGTTAGCACTTGCTGGCGGAACAATGACAGGAGCCTTGACACTTTCGGGCGCACCATCAGCAGATTTACATGCAGCAACTAAGGCATATGTAGATAATGTAACTGCAGGAATTAACTTCCATCAGCCAGTTCGTGTTGCTACAACAGCAAATATTACATTAAGCGGAACACAAACAATTGATGGAGTTTCTTTATCTGTTGGTGATCGTGTTCTTGTTAAGGATCAAACAACTCAAACACAAAATGGTATTTATGTAGTTGCTTCAGGTTCATGGACAAGAGCAACAGATGCAGACAATACTCCAGACGGAGAGTTAAAGGGTGGAGATTTCACTCTAGTACTTGAAGGTACTGTTAACTCAGGATACGGATACGTTTGCTCTAACACATCAGCAATTACAATTGGAACAACAAATGTTACCTACGCAGCATTTAATGCTGCTAAAGCAATAACAGCAGGTTCAGGTCTTACAGAATCAACACCAGGAACAATTGAAATTGCAACTGGTGGAGTTACATCAGCAATGATTGCAGATGGAACTATCGTAAATGCAGATATTAATGCGTCTGCAGCAATTGATCAATCCAAGATTTCTGGACTTTCAGCATCATTTGCTGCTAAAGCAGATCTTGCATCACCAACCTTCACTGGAACCGTAACTCTTCCAGCAGCAGGTATCGTATTTTCAGACGGCACACAGTCTAAAGAAGGCGTTCCTTCAAGAACGCCAATTATTCAAAAGTCCGCAGCATATACACTATCTGCACTTTCTGAAAGAGACTCTATGATTGAAGTTTCACACACTGGCGGAACTGCTGTAGATATTACAATTCCAGCAAACTCCTCAGTTGCATATCCAGTAGGAACATCTATTGATGTTCTTCGTACAAATACTGGTGGAGTAAGAATTGTCGGAGCAGCAGGAGTAACAGTAAATGGTACACCTGGTGCATATTTAAGAGCACAATGGTCTGCAGCAACCTTATTTAAGAGAGCAACAGATACTTGGGTCTTGATAGGCGACCTCGCTACGGCGTAATAGAAATTACAAATAAAAGGAGTAGATAGTAATGGCAGGTAAACTTGGAAGAAAAGCAGGTCAGCAATCATGGCCTAATGATGTAACAATTACCACTGCAACAGACGTTGGTACGAATCGTCCATATGCTGCCTCAGCAGCATCAACAGAGGCAGGAGCCTCTGGTGTTGGAGGATCTGTAAGTCTTGCATGGTCTTTACCAGCAGGATCAGCAGAAGCATCATCTTATACCATTACTACTACTCCTTCTACTTATTCAAAAACGGTATCTGGAACAAGCACTACATTTGAAGGACTTGCATCTAATACAGCATATACATTTACAATTAAAGCAAATAATAGTGTAGGCTCTTCTGCAGGAACAACATCTTCTTCAGTAACTGCTACTACAGTTCCTCAAGCACCAACACTTTCATCTGCAACAGATGTTGGAACAAATAGACCCTATAACAATGGATCTGTTTCTGTTGCATTTACTGCCAACGCTACTGGTGGAAAATCAATAACAAGTTATACAGTATCTGGTGGAGGATATTCTGCTTCTGGAGCAACTTCCCCATTGGCTCCAACAGGATACGCTACTGGTGCAACTCCAACGTTTACAGTCACTGCTACAAATGGAAATGGTACTTCATTAGCATCTTCTGCTTCTAGTGCTGTTACAGTAACAACTGTTCCAGATACACCAGCAGCACCAACAGTATCATCTCCAACGCCTTCTGCTGGAGTTAACGTTGCTGGAACTACAACAGACAGCGTATCTTGGTCTGCACCAGCAAATGGTGGAAAGGCTATTAGTCAATATACCTGGACATCTTCGGACTCAAAGTCTGGAACAACAGCAGGAACATCGGTTTCTGTAAATCAAGAAGGTGGAACTGCTCAAACTTATCAGGTTCGTGCAGAAAATGCTAATGGTGCTGGAAATTATTCTTCTGCATCTTCTAGCGTTACAACATTCCAATTTACTCCATTCTCGGTCTTCGGATTCTCACCATTCGGTGTATTTTCCTTCGCACCATTCTCGGTCTTCGGCTTCTCACCATTCGGTGTATTTTCCTTCGCACCATTCTCGGTCTTCGGCTTCTCACCATTCGGTGTGTTTGGCTTCTCACCATTCGGTGTCTTCGGCTTCTCACCATTCGGTGTCTTCGGCTTCTCACCATTCGGTGTGTTTGGCTTCTCACCATTCAGCGTGTTCGGCTTCTCACCAGCGTTTAACTTTGCTCCTTGGGGCTAAAACATGGTATACTGTAGTAATACAGTAGAAGGGTAAAATAAAATGCAAAATCAAGGAATGAGTCCAACTGCAAAATTTGGAACTAAGCCACATAAATTTTTTGAAAGACATTTAAATAATGATCTTAATAAATTGTCTAATTTTTTATCTGATAGATATGAAAAAATAGAAAGAGCCGAAATAGATGGTGTAACTCCTTTGGGTTCTGCAGGACACGAATATTGGGTAAAATCTGGAAGTACTTCCACAGTAAAATGGAGAGAGTACAATGTTTTTCAATTTCATAGTGAAGAAATATATAATGTTTTTAAAGGTGTTAAAGATGCAACAAAAGAGGCATGTGAATATTATGATATTGACTTTGATGCACAAAACTTTATGGTTCAGGGATGGTTTAATATAACTCATAAGGGTAAAGGCAAATTAGATTGGCATGATCATGGTCAACCAGGAGCACCAAATTTTCACGGGTATTATAGTGTTAAAGCAGAGCCTTCTACAACACATTATCATGTGTATGGAGAAGTGGTAGATCATCATAATATTGATAATAAATTAATTGTTTCTGAAATGGGTCATCAGCATGCTATGGCAGATTGGGATTGGGAAGGTCCAAGAATAACAATCGCTTACGACATTATTCCATTGGAATATTTAATTAGGGCAAATGCTGCCGAACAGCATTGGATCCCATTGTTATGATAGCAATGAAGCCACCACATAAATTTTTTGAATCATTTATTGATAATGATTTAGATTTTTTATTTGACTATTTAGTAGAAAAACAATCGGAATTACTTTCTGGTTCTTTAGCACCTATTCCAGAAGATGTTTTATCAAAGTATAACAAAGATAATGGACCAACAACACAATTAGGAAACTATTATAATATTTTTAATTTTGAAAATAATGAAATTAAAAATTTAAAAATATCTTTATCTAATTTAACTAAAGAAGCATGTGAGTATTATAATTTTAATTATGAAGAACTGGACTTTATGATTCACGGCTGGTATAATTTAGATTATAAAACTTATGGAAGTTGGGACGAAAAAAAACAAAAAATAATGGCTGTAAATGGTGGAGTTAGTCCAATAAATAATGCCCATTCATTTCATGATCATGCAGAGGGCACAGGAGCACCAATCTTTCATGGTTATTATTGTGTTAACGCTGAACCATCTATAACATTTTATAAAATAAATAAACAAGTGTTATTTGAAAATCACAATAAAAACAATAGAGCAATAGTATCAGAAACAGGACACCCACACGGTAGAGATGATTGGTATGAGGACAAGCCAAGAATTACAATTGCTTATGATATTGCTCCAAAAGATTCTCACGTAGTAACAGAGTTATGGACAAAATTATGAAAAAGATAATTTGTTTTTTTAAAGGACATAACATGCAAACATCTGAATGCCCAGTTACTGGTGCAAAACTAAATATATGTCTAAGATGTTTTCCACAAAATCATTCAAGAGTAACTTTTAAATAACTATAACCCTCAATAATAGCATAAGAGTTTTATAAAACTAAAAACTCTGGTATACTTAAATAATTACAGTTTCTTAAGGAGAATAACAGTGTCAGATTTTTTTAGTTTTCGCTTGTCAGAAGATTTTATAAATGAGTATAAAACAAAAGAACCACCATTTGGATTTACAGATGCTGGTGGTAATTCACTAGGAGAGATTACGTTTATTCGTACCTACTCTCGAATGAAGGAAGATGGAACTAAAGAAAGATGGTATGAGGTTTGTCGTCGAGTAATTGAGGGCATGTATTCAGCCCAAAAGAATCACGCCAAAGAAAACAGACTCCCTTGGAATGACTATAAAGCACAGGCTTCTGCAAAAGAAGCATATCAGCGTTTGTTTGAGTTAAAGTGGACACCACCAGGGCGAGGCCTATGGTCTTTTGGCACGGCACTTACAATGGAAAAGAAAAACTCAGCAGCATTACAAAATTGTGCTATGGTATCTACAAAAGATATAGACAGAAATGATCCAGGAACATTATTTGCTTGGGTTATGGATGCGCTTATGATGGGTGTAGGTGTAGGATTTGATACTGTCGGGGCAGAAAAAAAGTTACCTATTTATGACCCTACAGAACCACCACAGGTTTATGAAATCCCAGATACTCGTGAGGGCTGGGTAGAATCTGTTAGATTATTAATTAACTCATTTTTAAAACCTAATATGTACATACAAGAATTTAACTATGACCTCATTCGTCCTTTAGGAGCACCTATTAAAGGGTTTGGAGGCACAGCAAGCGGTCCTGCACCACTTATACAGTTACACAAGCAGATAAGGTCTGTAATCGGCGGTAGGGCAGGAGAAACACTTGACTCAAGAGCAATAGTAGATATCGTTAACCTCATTGGCACCTGCGTGGTATCAGGAAATGTTAGACGATCTGCAACATTGGCTCTAGGTAATGCTCAAGATGAAGACTTTATGAATCTTAAGAATTCTGAGGTTTTCCCAGAAAGAAATTCATTTGATCCAGAAAATCCAGGTTGGGCCTGGATGTCAAACAATTCTGTTTCTGCGACGGTAGGCACAAAGTACGAAGAATATGTAGACCTTATTGCTAATAACGGAGAACCTGGTTTTATATGGTTAGATGTGGCAAGAAATTACGGGCGTTTAAAAGATCCTGCTGACGGAAAAGATTATAGAGTCATGGGCTTTAATCCTTGTGCAGAACAACCTTTGGAGTCATACGAACTATGCACCTTGGTTGAAGTACATTTAAATCGTCATGAGTCTAAGGAAGATTTCTTGCGGACATTAAAGTTTGCATATTTGTATGGCAAGACGGTAACGCTGATACCAACACACTGGCAACAGACAAATGGAATTATGCAGCGTAATCGTCGCATTGGAACATCACTAACTGGTATTGCTTCATTTTCAGACAAATTTGGTTTGCCTGTTGTGCGTGAATGGATGGACGAAGGCTATGAAACTATACGTAGATATGATCATAAATATTCTGAATGGTTATGCGTTCGTGATTCCATTAGAGTCACAACTGTTAAACCATCAGGGTCTGTATCAATTCTTTCTGGCGCAACGCCTGGAGTTCACTGGGCGCCTGGTGGAAACTATTTCTTGAGAGCAATTCGTTTTGGGAATACCGACCCAATGATTCATTTGTTCAAGGCTGCTGGATATAAAATGGAGGCTGACCTTGTATCTGCGAATACAACTGTCGTTTATTTCCCAGTACATTCTGGTCATTCAAGGTCTGAAAAAGATGTAACGTTATTTGAGAAGATTGCGCTTGCTGCTACTGCTCAGAAATATTGGTCTGATAACGGCGTGTCTGTAACGCTTTCATTTGACAAAGAAACTGAAACAAAGCACATTGCGCCAGCGCTTCATATGTACGAAGGACAGTTAAAGGCGGTATCATTTTTACCTATGGGTAATACTGTGTATCCACAACAACCATATACAGAGATTACTGAAGAGGAGTATAATAGTTATATAGGACAAATAAAGAAGATAGACTGGTCCGCTATTTACGATGGAGCAGAAAATTTGGAGGCACAGGGAGAAATGTACTGCACAACTGATGCTTGTGAGATAAGGATTAAATCATGATAGATAAAATAAAGTATGTAGAAGAATTTATGCCAAGAGATATTGCTTTAAGGATATCTGATTATGCAAAAAAATATACAGATGATTTTCCAGAATATGGGAATAATGAACAAGAATTTACTGTTCATACATACAACGAAATAAAGGCTAGAGATCCAGAACTGCTGGATGTAATGCAAGAGTATGCAATTAAAGTTTATAATTTTGTAAAAGAAAATTACGATGGCCCATTTCAAGATTTCCTTCATGAAAAAACACATATAGCAAAATTTGTTGCTGGAAAAGGAATGCACGAACATTTTGATTCTAACAGACCAAATGACATAGCAACCTTAGTTTACTTAAATGATGACTATGTCGGAGGAGATATTTATTTTCCAAAATATAACATATCCTATAAACCAAAGCCAGGAGATCTTCTTTGTTTTCCAGACAATCCAGACTATGTTCATGGAGTAAAGGTTATAGATTTAGGAACAAGATATACTGCTCCTAGATGGTTTACACGCATCGTATGATAAAATAGACCCATAATGTCTAGTCCGTCAAATCTATATGCTGAAAAAATATTTGCTGAACATCCACAAAGACTTTGGGCTTTGGATGATAAAGTAGATTATGTATCAATTATTAATAACTCGCACAGAGATTTTTCATCATGGGAGATAATTAATGGGTCTTCTGTTTCTACAACAGAATTTTTAGACACACCATTTCCAGAAAGCATAGTTAATAAGATAACTCCAGAAAGTTTAGAAGGAGAAACATTTTCGGTAACTTTAGAAAGTCCAGATATTATTAATGTTGATGATATTAATCAAACATTAAAAACATTTTCTATAGGTTCTTATTTTTATACTCAAAGCCCATATGTTTTGGGTGTGGAGTTAGGTTATAGATATTATGACTCAGTTTTAAGTTCTTATGTTGATGTGTTAAGACCCTACGATGTTGCAATCAGAGAAAGATGGATCTTTTTATCAGAAACTTTTAGTCCAGACTTTGATAATTCTCAAATAAAAATTATAATTAAATTTAATTTTTTATTTGCAACTAATGACGTAAACGATTATTTAGTTTATTCAAATGGTTTAACATTTGGACAATGGTCTGAAGAATTTCATTCTCATTCATTAGGCATAACAACATCTAGTTTGCCGTCAACTATTTCCTTAGAGTCTTCACAGGTTATCCCAGCAGATGCTTACGGATTAACCGAAGACTGTGGATATTATTTTTCTAAAGATAATGCTTTAGTTGCAAAAAATTCTGGCGTACCAATGGTTTTTGGTTCACAAAGTATTACAAAAATATATAACAATGACAATATGCCATCTTTAATTATTCCATCTTTAGGTATGCTTTCTGATTCTGGTAAGCATCAAGATTATACTTTAGAATTTTGGCTAAGAACTAATAATGCATCAACAGAACAAAAAAGAATTATAGGTCCAATCGCATCTCAAGACGGTATATATTTACATGGACCATTTTT